CTTGCCTGAACTGTCTTGAGGAGCGGCCTTACTTGACCGATGAAACGCTTCCAAGTTTCCTGAACGTTCTGGTCAAACAGAATTCTTGAAGCCGCAATTGAGATCTCCTTCTTGAGGTAGATCATCAGCCTGCGCACGTTAATTCTGTCCAGAGCCGAAGGTGTAACCTGCAGTGTTTTTTGCCCGAAGACCACGATACCCTCTGACGGGAAACTTGCAATCGGGTTAATGTTGTTTTTATACAGATCGTCACGATCCTTCGAGTTGAGACGATCACGAACATCAATAACCGGAATACCTGCGGCTTCCTCGCTGAGGCCGCCACGGTTAAATCCTGCAGGGGCGAACCAAAGCTCACTTCTTGTCTCGCTGCTACCCATAACGCCGAGGGCAACAACCGAGGGGGGCAACCAAACAGTTCCACCAGTGGAAGCTGTATCTCTTGCGAGCACCCAAGGATAGTATGCGCAGCCGTAAGAAGAGTTCATACCTCTTGACTCAAGATTGGTCACAGTTGCGGACACAGAGCCCTTGTTTGCACTCTCAGTGGTACCGGCCAAGCGTTCGTGAACTGGCTGATAACCACCTTCTAGGTCAATAATCGCCAGGGCATCACCACGCTCCTCACAAGTATTGATCAGTTTTGCAGTCAATGCTGTGTTGGTTAGACCAGGGATGGTTGCCAAGTTCATATTCAACAGCTCTTTCTCGGCAATAATCTCTACCGCCCTGTTGTAAGTGTTGTATACGGTGCTAGTTTCCTTTGTGTCGCTAGAACCGATCAGTGCGTTGGCCAGTGGCTCTCTAACCGTGAGGTCAAAACCGTCCGATCCACCATACAGGGGCATGGTAAACTTGCCCCAGCCGGCATTACAAAGATCAGTAAATGAACTAGAAAGCAGCCTGCTGTTACTGGGATTATTGCTAACATAGATTCCAGCTGCAGTTGCAGATGTACCATCTGTTCTAGAGCCAGAGGCGTGCACCAAGTGATAGGCGTTAGTGCCAATTGTTGATCCGCTAAGATTGTCTAGTGTGAATACCTCTTGAACCAAGTAAGTTCCAGCATCATAAGTGCTAGCTCCACCTGCTTCATCAGCCTTTTCTCTAAGAATGTCACGAACTGAAAAATCAAAAGCTCGGCTAGACCCAGCTCTCAGAGTATCAATACCCCAGTAAGCGTCAAACCTGCTGGACAAACTAGCGTCGTTTGATGTTGATCGCAACGATGAAGAAGGGATCTGTACACCAAACTGCAGTAGTCCACCCATGATCAGCGCCTGCGCTTTGGCCAGCCCGCCAGCAGCGCTGGTGCCAACCATAACATCACTTGCCAAGGTGGCCAGAGCTATACCAGCTGCATCTTGAACTGTACCAGGAGGACTAAAGGACTGAAGGTTCGCCGCCCCACTAACAAAAGTAAAGTTTTTGTACTTTGTTGGCAAGTAGAATCCAGCCGGTAGAGACTCAGCATCAAGACCAACACCGCTCTCTAACTCTGAGGTTAGCTCAAGTCTAATGTATCGAGACCTATTTTCATGTTTACCAAGCTTTCTTAATCTATTGTCGCTATCACTAAACTCATAGCGAACAGTTCCAATCCTCGCACCAACAAAGTTAGAAGAGGCGGGATCAAGACTTAGGTTATCAAACCTTTCAAGAACTCTTGGGCTCGCATCTGTATCCTTAATATCTCTAATCACAATAGAGAACGTTCCATGTGTCTGGAACTGATTCCTTGGCGGTGAGATATTATCAATAGAAATTTTTAGATTGTTCTGGTGCCACTCGCCAGAATCAAGCCCAACAAACTTGAACAGCTTCTGAGCGTTTTCTGGCTGATAATCACCAGCCGTGCCCAGATCCTGCGCAACAACCCACCCAGACTTTCCAGGCTGAGCGCCAACTGTATTTTTATGGTTGTGCCCATTAAAGCTGCCACTATCTAAAACAACAGTCGCTCCAAAATAGGTTCCTGTCGTCACTTGACCGGGAAGTCCTGCCTTTGTAACATATTGTTCAAAGGTTTCTCCAAGGAAATAAGTTTTACCACCCTGGCCGGATGGGACTCCAACTGTTGAATTCCTAGAAGTTAGGGCAGGGTTTGTATTAAAAACCTTTCTAATGAATTTGTCAGAATCTCTATCAAAGTTAAAAGTAATTGTCTCGCTAGGTGATGCTGAAGTGGGCCCACCAATATAAATGTCCATTTTGAACTCTGGCTTAGTGTTGATTGACTCAACTAGGACACCATGCGAAGAGGTAACCTCAGAGCCTGCGCCATTGCAAGCGATGGCACCGCTAAGCGATAAGCGTGTATCCGCATCTGTTGTATAGAAGATGGCAGCCAGAGAGCCGGTTACGGTGCCGGCGCCAGAATCTGGTGTTCCTCCAGAAGCAGAGGGGGCGACAATCAATCCGTAAGCACCACCACCAGTTGTTGCTGCATATGCGCTCCCAGACCATCCAGCTTGACCAGCTGTGGTTGCATCATCATGAGGTGTTCCAATTAGTCTAAATACATTAACTGGTCCGTTGTTTCTCAAGTATGCCTGAGCAGCGTAAGCGGCGTACAGGGGTGCTGTTTTGTTTCCCTCTCTCCAAGCGTCTCCGCCAACACCACCGGGGTGTGGAGATCCAAACACCTCTAGAAACTCTGAAAAAGATTGAACCTCTACTGGTCTCATTGTTGGACCACGTTCAAATCTACCAATAACTACTGGGCCACGCTTTTCAGGTACTCTAGGTCTTCTTGACTGGTCAATCTCTTTAATAAAGACTCCAGGTGAAACAAATTTAAATCTTCTCTCAGACATTATGAATTATCTCCCATGATGTAAGATTACTTACTATATCGTCTTAATAAATAGTAGAATGCGGGTCAAAAAGAATTCTACTCTCTATAAAATCCATTCTTACGGAGGTATTCGTTGATATCCCCCTGGATAACTCTTTCTCGGGGTATTTTTACATCAACAAAATTTTCTCGTTTAACAATCTTTGGACGCTCTTGATTGTCGCCTTCGCCGACAATATATGCCAAGACTTTGATTTGAACTGTTGTCTGGTATTTTCTCTCTTCGCTGGAAAGATTAGAGGCGTTGTTTGCTTGCGTAAATTGTTGCTGAATAAAACCTTCATAGAAGTGGCCGTCCCTTCTTAGGGGAAACGAATTTATTGTATTTGTTCGGGTTATAAACGGAGTTAAGATCTCATTCATCTGTTGCTGGTATTCTGTGTAGAGAACAACGTTATACATCACCTGAACATATACCGGGACAGGTATCGTTATTGTCTCGTATACTGTTTTCTTGGCCACCCCATCCCGGTGATTCGTCTGCCCATATAGTCTTTTTGACCTAGCGTTTTGATAATTTCTAGTCTTATCCTGCTTTATTTTACGAGCTATGGTTATCGTGCCGCCTTTCTCATCAGCTTTATTTACAGGAATATTTGAAAAAATAGTGGCTCGGTCACTTAAATCTTTTGTTATACTAGCCCTCTCAATGCTTATAACAGGCTTAATAATAACTCCAGAGTCATCTCTAAGTTCTTTCTTATTTTTAATTTGATATGATCTCTCCGCAGAGGTCCAAACGATTGGTACCTTCTTCCAGCCTTCATTCGTGGTACAGAAGATATTCAAAGCTTGATCAACGTATTCCGTAAGGGCCGCATCTATCGTTTCTATTGTAGAAGGCTCGAAGGATACTTCTTTTACATTTTCTTCTTTATGCTCGGATATACCGTCATTATTTACACTACGTGGCATCAAATAACCCCTTTCTCGCTCTTACGCATTTAGCTGATATTTCAATGCGATGATCAATCTGGCCAAACAATTGTTTAGGCTCACTCAAAGTAACTATCTCATAGTAGATGTTACCATATAAAACAAAGTCACCTTCACGGACAAAAAGATCCTGGTCTTCGGTCAAACGTCGTTTATGGAAGTGGACTGTAATTTCTGACACCTTATCCACACCGTAGCCAGTATCCGTCTTCGTATCAATGCCCTCCCAACGGACGAGAGCATATACTCTCACGGGGGGCAAAAAGGTTTTGCAGATTGCTTCACCATACAAAGAATGAAAATTTGTATGTTCCAAGCTTATTGGATAATACAATACTTGCTGCCCGATGACCCTTTCAATAAGCTCATCATTAACTTGCTTAACAAGGTCCCGTTCTTTTGCGCCCAAGAACATCGGGGGTGGGGGCTGATCTGGTTGTGACCACTGGTCGTCGCTCATCTAAATTACCCCACAAAAATCGTCATTGGAACGTGTTGTTGAACTTTATTTGTAGCTTCCATCTTGGCAGCTTCGTTCTCGGCAAGCCTCGTATATACTAACTCATCAAGGATTGTCTTCAGCTCCTCTCTTAGCTTCTCCTGCTCGGATTTTCCCTGCTCAATCAACGCACTGTGGTTTAGTGTAACAGACTCTCCGGGAATTGGGACTGTCTGGAATTTTCCACGCACTTGGCCCAGCATCTCCTTGCTAATCGCCAAGGCGAAGCGACGAATCCACTGCTTGCCGATAGAATTAATATTCTTATATGGTATGTTAGCAAACGGTAAAGTGTTTATGTTGTTAATCCCATCTGCGCCATTCTCACGATTAGAGTCCTCGGCCCAAGGATCGGTGGGGACGGAAAATTCAACCCAGATATTCTCTGGGCTGTATTTTGTTGGTCTGGGATATAATCTTATTTTATTATTTCTTATCTCATATGAGTAGTGAGACAATCTCGTATATACAGAATCGTCAAAGGCCATGGCCTGCAATTTGTTTTGCCACGCTGGAATAAGCTCAAAGCTAGAATCATCACTCCACTGGCCATAATTGTGAAGGTTTCCGACAACACTTAGGCCACCATAATATCCAAAAAATCTCCACATAACATAGGGAGACTTATAATATACTTTTCTAACCAATACCTTTTTATTGTCAATTTTATTATAAAATTCAGAGCTAGCAGTTAATGATGCTGAATACACAATCGTTTGTAAATCGTAATCCTGAATTCCCCCCGTGACTACAATCGACGCCGAATATATTGTTTCGCTTCCACCAATTCCCACATTAGCTCCGACCGCCTCAGATACTCTTTTTGTATACCCATAATCAATTCTAGGTAACTTAAGAGCAACGTTGGTGCCGCTCAAGCTTGAAGAAAGCTCGCCGGCTTTTATTTGACCATCATGATCAAAAGTTCCTGTACTTGCCCCTAGGACATCAGATAGAATATTTTTTGCTTGATGAATGTTGATGAGATATGAATATTCTAGAACAGCTTCTTCATATGCCGAATATACTTGATACTGAGTCAGTTCAACATCAAGGACATCACCGCCGAGCTTTTTATAAACATAAGCAACTTGATCTACAGCCCCTGAAACAAAATCAGTTGAAGTTTGCGACCCAGCCGTACCGGTGTAGATTCCAAATGGAAGGGGATTGCTTGTTGAGTTAACATTTGAGTGTGTGCCAGTAACGGGTAAACGTATCGCACTGGTTTGACTCGCAGGTGTCAATGTTGGGACTGCCATTCAAAGGTTCCTCCAGGTATACCATAAATAGTTTCCCACAAACAAAAACCCTCGCCTACTATGAGACGAGGGTTATTTGTCAACCAATAAATTTAATTATCGATTATCCAGTGAAGTCCTTGACGATAACGAGACCATACATATCAGGTCTAACCATCTTCTTGGCATACCGGGTCATCACGCCCTTACGGGGCACGAAGTCCTCGACACCGAAGATAGTCGGAGTGACTTGTAGGGGCACGTAAGGAGCATAAACGTATCCACTCTCAAGGAATGAATTACCTTTACGTCCAACCAAGACAACGTTTCTTGGGAAGTAGGGATCTACATAGACATCCCACTTCTTGGAAAGTGCACCGACCTTAACAGCACCAACGGTACCAGTCTCTGCATCGCCGGTAACAGAAGCACGGAAGCCAGCGGTAAACTCCAGAATGTTTGCAGTCTCAGGACTAACAACAATGAAGTTTGCGCCGCCACGTAGCGTCTTGCGGTGAATCTGAGCCGATACGTCGTTGATGGTTTCGACAAGAGTCTCATACCATTCAGAAACAGTACCAGTGAAGTCAGCACCAAGGAGCGACTCGTTGGAGTATGTGCTGATGTCAGAGCCAGTAGTGCGATCAATAAAGCGACCGGGGCGTCGTGACCAGTAGTAAGTACCGGCAGTTGCACGCTGCACAAGGTCGTTAAGGATCTCACGATCAATCTCAAGAGCAATTTGCTCTGAAAGAATGCTGGTTAGCTCAACCTCAGCATCAAGGTTATGGTAAGCATTGAGGTCCTGAGCAAGCTCGGGGGTCCACTTAGCTTTGAGCTTCTTGGTGACGGCGGTGACAGCAACACTGTCCACCTTAATGTCAATCTCAGGAATCTCGTTATTAACCGCTGCGTCGTTGAAGGTAGTAGTACCATCACCAGCACCTTCAAGTCCCCAGGGAGCAGTACCAACAATACTACCAGCAGCATCACCCGTTGTGAAAGAGTCAGCAAGCGGATAGTG